CAGGCACTAATCCATTTGCAACATAAACTGCGTTATCTAGCAGGTTTGTTCTATTAACTCTTATAGCAAAACCACTCTCTGCAACAACTGGGGCATATAGCCAGTTGTTTAGAGCAGGAGTCACAATATTATCAACAAGCAATATATCGTTAGAGTACAACTGATATATTCTATTTAACTTAGATGAAAGGGGAAGCGTATCTGATTCATCACCGTAAACAACTTGGTTTCCTGTATATAAATAAAAGTCTTGCCCTGTGTAATCTTCAATTATCTTTCTTGCATATCTTTCTGCAGATTGAAGATCTCCATATGTCTTGTAGTTTGGATCGCTTGGGTCTGACCCAAAATTCAAATCGTCTATCTGCTCATTAATAGAAATATATGGAGTAACAACATTTAGGTATGTTGTATGAGTGCCAGAAGCTCCTACATACACGACATACTCCCAGACAAGCTTTAGCCTT